CGTCCTTCTCTTCTGACTTTTCTTCGGCATCATCCGATGAGGAAGACTTCGACTCTTCAGTTTCGTCTTCTGATTTCTGACCCTTAGGAGAAGGCGTCTGTGGCTTTTCTTTGTCATCGGAGTTGTCTGAATTAGGAACTTCAACGTAGTCTGCACTCGGGTCGAATTCGCCGTCGCCATCTTCCATGATATCACCAAGGGCGTTCATGAATTGTTCGAAGTCAAGTTCTTCGGTCGAGTTCTCAGCCCGCTCGTAAAGTTCGGTAGCTAGAGCGACAACATCTTCCCAGGTGTTCAGGCTATCAAGGCGATTGACAATCGCTTGTTCTTCGTCCGAGAACTTGACATTCAAGAACGAACCGACCTTGGCGTGAAGGTTGATGCGGTCAATGAACTTTAGCTTATTGACATCCATACCTTCGACACCGAAGAAATTCTTTTCAAAGAGTTCTTGGTAACCATTGTAGAACGACCGACGAAGACCGGGATAACGAGCCTTCATCTTGCGTTCGATACGAGAATCTTCAATGATGTTGAGGAAAGACTTGAAGCCTAAACCCTTCTCAGAGATGCTGGAGTGCCAGCCATCTGCTGGTGTTTCGAGGGCGTGACCGACTTCATGGCCGATTAGCAGGTCGTAAAGGTCAGCCGACATTTCTTTGAAGATCGGCAGCACGACCGTGCGGGTCTCCAGATTGAAGTAAGCGGTGCTTGTCTTCTGGTGTTCTACATGGATATTTTCTGTCGCCAACAACTTGGCGAGAATCGACTTTTCAGCAAACTGGGACATCACAAAACCTCATCAATCAATCAATCATATTATTACTATAGTCGATTCGCGACCAAATGTCAAGCGATTCTTTTAGAAACAACGGCGCTCACGGCGAATATATCGATTGCCGTAGTAGTCATATTCAGTAACTTCTGTGGTGCGGCAGTTGCGGTCACGGCGATAATATGCATCGCGGTTACGATAGTGATATTCATACTCGCGGTCATAAACTTCGCGCTCAACTTCCTCGGCGCGGCTATTGTTGTTTTTAATAGCAGCACCTAGAATAAAGGCACCGAGACCGATAGCAATAGCTTCGCCCGTATTAATATGATTGCCGCGCTTGCGCTCGTGGCGTTCTGTGCGGTGTTCACCACGACCCTTGGCTTCTGCTACTACAGGAGTAGCAAGAACACTGACCGCAACAATACTAGAAATAATAGACTTAAACATAATCATTCTCCTTATATTATTAGTATACACGAATCGATGGTAATGTCAAGTTAAAAACGTGTCATTGACCCATCGGCATGAGCCAAAAATGGCTCAAACTTAATGTTGGGATATTCATCTGCCAAATCTTTGAACATCTGGAGATTGGAAACGGCATCATCAAAGAGACGAGCGCGAGTAAATTTACCAGTGTCAAGGTATTGTTTAATAAAGATTTTCTTAGCTGGAGCAGACGGCATAGCGCCTAGATTACCAGCACGGTGAACATGAATGTCATCGATATCGATGCCTTGTTGACGAAATGTATCTAGAAAAATATCACGGTCATCAAAATCTGACCGAGCGGTAATAACAATCATCTTACTGCCACGGGCTTTGATATTTTTATGCATTGCAATCAATTTGCGAATCGCTTTAGCGATAGGTTCGCTGGTGTCACGAAAATGCCGGGCGTCCCTAAACTCGCTAAAGTCAAAGGATTCACCCGGCTGTAAATTATATGTATTGTATTGCTTGTTGCCCAATGTCTTGATTATCTTACCGCCTTTGACGATATGGACACGGGCTTTGGTACGGAACAATGTCTCGTCAATATCCCAGATAGTTAATCCGGCACTGTCTTGCGACTCACTTATAAACTCTTTAAAACCAATCATATTTATATACTACTCGATTCGTGAGTGAATGTCAAGTAGTATTTATAAAGGAGGGGCTTTCTTTCGAGTTTTCTTGGGCTTTGGAGCATCTTCTTCTGCGTCCGCTTCGATACGGTTCTTCAAACGCTTGGCAACTTCTTCCGCATCAAGCCAGATATCCTTGTTATCAAGCATAGACTTAATTTCTTCTGGCGTCAGGAAGTCTTTATAGAAAGAAGCAAACAACTTCTCAGACCATGCACGGAAGTGTGTGATTTGATCATACATTTCACCACCTTTACCAATGGTGCCACTTGAATAGTTGTGGAACATGAACATGGTATGGTCGGATAGTTCAAAGCGGTCCGCACTAAGGAAGATAAGAGTTGCAGCCGACATACAGATGCCTTCTACCGAACAAACGATAGTAGCATTTGATTCTTGAATTGCTCTTACTATCTGGAGAGCGGCAAACAGGTCGCCACCTTCACTGTTGATACGAATGTAGATGGTATCTGTCTCGCCAGCCGCTCGAAATAACTGGAACCATTCTACATATTCTTCGGCGGCTTTAATTTCGCCGCAAAGATATAGATTTACTACAGTAGCTACAGGTTGCGCAAAGTATCTAGCCTTAGAAGGACCATCAAACTCGTTCATAGAATCTTGTGATTGCGGTGATCTTTTCAATTTGGTTATCAATTATGGGTGTCCTATTCGGCCAGTGGATGTATTCCTTTTCAGGATTTTTCATCAGGTTATACATTAAAGGTAAAATTAAATCTTCTACCTGCTTCAATTTTTCTGAAACTTCCATTTCGACCAGTCGCTTATGTTCTGAAATAAGTGTCGATTGGTCTACATTAAGAAGTCTAGCTTCTAGGTCATATAGCTTGGCCATGATCTCATCTTTGAGACCGCTGGTATCTATATCTTCTTGGGGATTATATGGTTCTCGAACGTGAACCACGGTTTCGGTAGGGTCTTCGAATGTAAATCCGAAATCATAGGTTGTATTGGACATATTTTCTAATATACCTTTCGTTGGGATAAAATATATTCATTTCACCATTTTCCAAAAATTAAAAGCCATGGAGACTCTTTCGCCATCACCTTCGTTTGGTAAAACACGATGCATCAAATCATCAGGAAATAATAATAACAACCCAGCATATGGTTTAATCTGGAAGATTTCTTTTTCAATCTCATACTCAAAATGACCAGCATTTTCTGGAACTTGGAGATAAAGGACTGCACACATCTCATCTGTGCCACCCCTATCGTGATGATGCCACGCATTATAATCGCTACCAGTATTGATATTATACCAGTAAGTTATATCTCCAGTAACACCAGCTACAGTTTGAACATTATCTATAACTGATTCTGCCCAGGAATAAGTTTTTCTATTGCAACGATCACTGTGCCATCCACCTTTATTACTTCGTTTAACAGACTTGGCTATACCGCGCAATGCTAAAACATTGTCGGTGAAATTTTCCGGTAAAGTAAGTTGAACTAATCGCACAAACATAAAAAGAATTAGTCAACTGTAAATTCAGAGGTTGTTTTGGACATATTTTTTAATATACCTTTTTGCTCGTTTTTCAAGGGACTTCATAGCCATCTTCATTTTCATCTCAGAGGCATGGTCAGAAAAATTCAATCCAAGCATATGATCATATTCATGTTGAAAGATTCTAGCGGGCAATCCCGTAAACTCTTCTACTATATATTCACCGTCTATATTCTGGTACGAAGCAGTGATAGCTGCTGGGCGCTTGATAGAAAGCCACAGTCCAGGATAACTTAGACAACCTTCTTTGGCAAGATTAGTTTCTGGTGACCATGAAACAATCTTAGGATTAAAAATATTCTTTCGATTGTCATCATCTGAACCCATTACAAAAACTTTAGCATCGATGCCCACTTGATTTGCCGACAGACCCAGACCCTTTGTTTCTCTGCACTTAGTCCATAGTCTATCTACTAAATCTTTAGCATCTTCTTTATCAAAATCAAAAGTAGTTGGCTCAACCCGAAGTGTCGGATCAGTAAACTTAATTAATTCCATAATCATTTCTTTCTATTATATCCAAGTGTCTCATATTCTTCTGATAAAAAATCCATACAGAATTCATATTCTTTATCAGTTAAGTGTTCAATGGCAAAAGGTTTCTTGAGTGGTTTACTTTCATGTACCGATAGATTTCTAACAACATCTTCAAATTTAAAGATGTTTATGTTATCAGTTATTGGTTCTTTTATCCAGTCTAGTTGACTATGATAAAAATGATTGGTAATTGGATTATTATAACATGTATAAAGATGTAAAGCAAATTTATAAAAATCTCCGAACATTTCAATTCGACCATAGTTATACATACTTATAATTCTATCAAGAGGTTCTCTGACAATAGTAAACTCAATAAAATCTGTTAGATCAAATTTGGAAAGATAATCTCTAACATGTTTTTGTTTTACATGGTAGGGATGGCCATCTTTAATATTATAATTAATTCTTAAATCTTTACCGTCTGAGAATAATTTGCGTATTGATGAACCAGAAGTCTTTGGAATATGAAAAAATAAAATCTTTTTTGTTTGATTAAAAATCATACAACCATTTCGCTATAGTTATTTTTCTTTTCAAACTTAATCAGACTGCGGAACTTATCAAACAGTTGATCGCCCTTATGACTGATAACAAATACATTAGTATCTTCACCCAATGTATCAAGTAGAGACATAATATAATCTGTCCCATTGTTATCTAGAGAACTATCAAACACCTCATCCAAAATCAAAAGATTGGTAGCAACACTATTCTTCATCTTAGCAATCGTTCTCCATGTAAAGAGAAGTGCTAAGTCAATACGTTGCTTTTCACCCTCTGAGAACGAAGCATAACTAAAGTCATCGCGATGGCGAGACTTAATAGTTTCATCAAACTTCTCATCCAGATTAAACTGCACAAAGAAGTCCATTGATTGTAAGTATTTATTCACCAGTTTATTGATAACTGGAAGATACTGCCGAATAATCTTAGTCTTAATACCAGTGTCCTTGAGGAGAGTGGAGACAGCATCCATGTAATGCTTTTCTTCATTCAACTTGGCCTTTTCTTCGTTCTGAACCAGAACTTCCTTAGCATAAGTCTTTAGCTTATTCTTTTCAGTATCTATATCACCAGTTTTAGATGTAATGTCATTCAGTTCTAGATTTAGTGCTTGAATTAATCTTTGTTGAACAATAATTTCATTGTTGTTCGTGATAATCTCTGCACTTAACTCAGAAATTTGTTCGGAGAGAGTCTCATTTTCCGCGATAAGTTCCTCAAGTTTTGTAAACTCTTCCTGTAACTTATCCATTCCCGAAGATAGTTCTTCGATTTTCTCTTGTCTGGATGATACGATGGTTTCTTTATGATCGTGAGCAATGCCTTGCTGGCACGTCGGACATTCGTCTGTCTCATTGTAGAATGCCACCTCCTTCTGGAGATCGCGGAGTTGGGTGGAAAATTTGGTTTTAAAAGATTCGAGTTTCTTTTGCTTTGTGGCGAGATCTCCGAGTGCTGCCTTGGCATCTTCGTGTGTAATCTTCTCTCCTTCGAGTGCAGCAACAAGACCTTGGAAACTGGCGATGGATAATTCACCTTCTTCGATTCGTGAGATAATTTCATCAACTCTTTTCTCACGATTTGCCTCCAGTGTGTCAACATATTCTTTTTGAATTGATGCTTTCTGCTTCAAAACTTCCAGTTTACCGTCGGCATCTTGAATTTGGTCTTTAAGAGCATTCAACTTGTCACGTAATACCACATTCATCGTAGTGAAGATTTGAATATCAAGTAGGTCTTCGATGATGTCTCTACGGGTACCAGACGGCAACTGCATAAACGGTGTAAACGAGGCCGAACCAAGAATTACAATCTGAGTAAAAGATTTGTAGTTCAACTTGAGAATGGATTCCTCAAGATACTTTTGATAGTCACGGGCGGCAGCATCTTGGTTCAACAGTTCACCGTCAACATAGATTTCAAAAAGACCTGGCTTGATGCCGCGAACAATCTTATACAATTTACTACCAGTATGGAATTCTACCTCAACCAGAAGTTGCTTCTTGTTAATAGAGTTTACCAACTGCGGCTTGTTGATGTTACGAAACGGCTTACCGAAAAGGGAGAAGCATAATGCATCAAGCATTGTGGACTTACCGCCGCCATTCTCACCGACTATGAGGGTGCTGGGTGAACGGTCTAGTTTAATTTCAGTAAACTGATTGCCAGTAGAAAGAAAGTTCTTCCAACGAATAGTGTTAAAAATAATCATACTGTAACGTTCTGTGCCTCAACATAGAGAGTTTGTAGAATAGACTTGATACGGTTCTTTTCCAGATCGGTTTGAATGGTGTCAACAAAATCTGAGAGAACAGACATAGTATCTTCCACATTCAACTCGTCATCATCGGTCGCTTCCGTTTCAAATTCAGAAAAGTCTTCAATGATTTTAAGTTCGATTAGATTTAGGTCATACAACTTATCAACAAAGCGGTCAAACTTATAGAAGTCGATTTTCTTCACAACTACCAAGCGAACACAAGAACCGACCATGGGTAGAAGGTCGATGGCAGACGGGTCACCATTAGTATCATCATAGTAGATTTTATGAAAGATTTTAAATGGGTTCTCAAAGAATTCTACTTCGTTTGTTTCCGTATCATATAAGTGATACCCTCTCGGATCATTATAATCATTCCAAGTAAACTCATAGGTATTACCAAGATACAAAATATTACCAGACCGACTACGATGGTGAAAATGACCGCTACAAACGAGAGGAAATCTATCAAAGTCCACAGTGTCCATTCCGTGGTCATTTTTATACCCACGATACATTTCGAAACCTGAAAATTCAAAGTGTCCAAAAACTGCTTGTGCATTACTTTTCTTTACTACCTCCATAGTTTCTGAATAATTACCAGAACAAATCCATGGAACAAGTAGTAGATTTTTTCCGTCTAATCTAATTTCTTCTGCTTCCGAATATGTAATAATGTTTTCATACTCACGGAGCAAAAGGTCTAGTGAGTTTACATCATTAGTATTCTTGAAGAAAGTATCGTGGTTACCAGCAATCATATGAACGTCGATGCCCAAATCACTGGTTTTGTCAAAGAAATACTCTCGGCATTTCTTCAACGTATTATAATTTATAAACTTGCGGCGGTCAAAAACATCACCAAGATGAATAATAGTCTTGATGCCTTCCCGTTCCAGATGAGGGAAGAATGTTTCTGTGTAGAACTTCGCAAAGAAGTTGTCAAACGGAATGGAATCCGACCTAGCACCGAAGTGAGTATCTGTAATCAACGCAATTTTCATGACTTTAGAATTCCAAGTAAAGTATTAGTCTGGCTGATTGCATCATCAAGCGCATGGTGATGCGTGTCATTTTCGGCTGCACGAATCTTAGCATTGCTAAGGCCCATAAGATTCATAACGGTGCGATAGCACATGATGTTATAAAAGCGCCAAGGGTACGGCAGACCTACCGCGGCATATGCAGACTCCAGAATGGTAATATCAAACGAAGCACCGTTGCCCCACGGCATTACCTTGTCTCTACCAATCCAGTCAGTGAAACTTTGTAGTGCGTCCACGAGTTGCAGTTGGTCGACAAGAAGAGCATCTCTAGCCGCGGCACTTTGCTGCATCCACCAATCAATAGTAGACTTGTCAACGTGAAGCCCTGCGGTCTTACAAGATTTAGCATCGATGTTACAGTAGAACTTATCGATAATACCTTCACCGATAGTAAACTTGGTAGCACCAATAGAAAGAATGGTCGCGTTGGCTCTTGTCGAAAGAGTTTCCAAGTCAATCATTACATGAACGGTATTAAGATCAGTTACTTTCATTTACGCTTCTCTTTTGCATATTGTGATAATGCCTTATCGCAGTAGTCACGAATATTTTCTACCGTCACCATATAGTTATGTCTGATATTAGACGGCGTTGCCTTGTCCTGCATAGTATCGACCATCTGCTGGACGATTGCAGGAACAATTAGTTCCTTAGTCATATTACACCTTATTTTTTATCTGTAACCAACGTAGGGGTTGCAGAATTTGTGGCATCAGGAATAGCTTCCTGTAGCGCCTGTTCGGGATCAATCTCTTCGACATCTTGAATGCGCTTCAATGCAATTTGACCATTACAGATCATGTAGTGCTGACCTTCGCCGAGTTTAGACGATTCAAGATAGATGCACCCAGCATTCTGAACCGAAATGTTTCGAACTTCTTCGCGATGACCGGCAACGCTAGTAACAACAGAAATCACAGCGGTAGAAACAACGCCTAGCATCAATAGGGAGAACCAGTTATCAGAAACAAACTTAACAGCAGTATTAACTTTAGGAGAATCAACCATAAATGTACCTTTCAATTAGAAGTGATATTTACATATTACTCTAAATCTAGTCCAGAGTCAACAGTTTTTTGTTTGTCCAGATATTTTGGTCTGCGCTTAGGAATGTTACTGACTTCTGCTGGCTTATCAAAGTCTTCTACCAGGTCAATTGTCTTTTTAAGATAGTCAATAAACTCGTTGCCATAATCACCGCCGTCATGGTCCTGCGTGATTAAATCATGCACATCTAGATTACGGATGTATCGATACTTGGCTGCTTGTTGCTTCTTCTCTTTCGCAATACGGCGTAAGAAGGCATAATACGTAATCTGTGTGAAGTAAGCAAAGGGATTCCTAGACTTAGCAGGATCGAAGTTATCGATGTAAGTAATACAGTTTTCAATTCCATCAAGAATCATTTCCTCGCGATAGGTATAGTTGATGAAGTTTGATTTATATGCTAAGTGATTCGCTATCTTGAGAAAGCATTCTCCTAGATAATTAGGTACGCGAGGCTTCTTACTACGGTCATAGTCGGGTTCAGCTTTAGCAGCCAAAACCTTTTCTCTATACTCCGTAATCTTTTCTAGAAACAAAGCATTATCTACGTAGTGGACATTATTTTTTTTATTCTTGGCCATTGGGACCTCCCTCATGATATAATCTGTTATACTACATTTTTTTATATATAGCAACATTTTTATTCAAAAAAAGTATTTACAACTGGTGATTCTTGTGGTATAAGAAGAGTGTAGCTCTTCAAGAATGAATCAATTAAGTAATCCTTTGCTTCTTAGTATTCTTGCTTGAAGCATTTCCATCTCATCAAACTCATCAATGTCTTCTATTGACTCAGGCGAATCGTTGCCGATATACATGAGGTATTGCTGTAGCAGATTTTCTTTTAATGAACCGGAGGTAAGTATCTCCCCGGCGCTCAAAAGAAAACTTTTGTCAGGAGAAATTCCAATCCATGGCTTCAAAAGAAATGTTTCACCGTTTATTCCTTCATGAGTAACTTGAACCGCAATAACAGCAATCGGATCATCAACCCAATAATTATTAGAGTCAGCTTGGCGAACACCTGCAATGAGTGTTTCGCCATTTTTTAATCTTAGAACAGTCACATCGGTCATAGCTGTATTCTCACTAATTTGTAGTTGAAACCTTCTTCATTATATATCTTAATTCTTTCCACCATATGAGAAAGAGTGTAGTTCTTACGGCTCTTCCATGTTAGGTCATCACCGATATCAAATAGTCTGCACATTGTCTTGTCGGTACCCTTTCGAAGTCCTCTACCGATAGATTGTAGATTTCGAATGCGAGACTTAGAGGGTGAGGCAAAGATAACGTTGTGAAGATTTCTTATATTTATGCCCGTTGAAAACGTGCCGTAGGACGCTATGATGATGGCGTCTTTTTCTTTTTCCGTGATATCTCTAATCGCTTCACGCTGTTGCGTATCTGTGCCACCGTGGACAAAGAAAACTTGGCGATTATCTCCAACCTTGTTATTGATTAGGTCATACAAAACTTGGCCATGCTTTTCAACAAACTGGAATAGAACAAGCGTATTACCCTTCTGGGTGGTAGCAAGGTTTTTAATCACGTTGTTGCGCTTGGGGTGTGTAACCAGCCAGTCCATTTCTTCTTGGTACGTGTAGGTCTTTAGCGCCTTCTTCTCTTCGTCTGTATAGTCTAGAAGAATACAGTGAATATCAAGGTCAGCCACTGAGCCTTGGTCCATCAGTTCCTTAGTAGAGATAACTTTTTTAACTTTACCAAATAGTCCCTCAAGAATAAGTTTATGGGTCTTCATTCCATCTAATGTTCCGGTGGTACCGATGCGATACTTTGTGTTAACGCATTTATCAAAGATAGATGTTAGCGACTTTGCTTTAAACAAATGCGCTTCATCGCCATAGATTACATCAAACTCATCAAAGAATTTTTTCGGTAGCTTATAGATGGACTGCCACGTGGAAATTACAATAGATGCTTCGTTTGATTTTTCATGGCCAGCGTAAATCTTGGCGCAGTTCTGAGATACGTACCACTCGGTGTGCGATGCATAGTCTTGAAAGTCTTTATACATTTGTTCTACGAGTGAAGTGGTAGGAACAATAATCAACTGCTTACGACCAAATTGCTGGTGATATCGCATTAGCAGATAGATGATGAGCGACTTACCAGATGCGGTAGGTGATAGTAGCAGTGTGCGACCGATACGAATAGCATATTTAACCGCTTCTAACTGGTAGTCTCTTGTCTCAATTGGCTTATCTTGGCTATGTAAGTTCAAAGATTCCGCAAACTTTTGCACATCTTCCATAGTAACTGGATCACCAATACGTTCCATGTCAACGTCTACGATGTAGTCTAGTCTCTCCGCAAACTCTCTGAGGTATGGCAGAAGGCCAACATAAAGTTCTTTTGTCCAGATATTGAACAGTCTGGCTTTACCGTCCCATAGTTTGGCACGATACGTTGGCATGAAACGTGCGCCCGGGACTTCAAAAGTGAAGTAATCATTTATTTCTTGTGCAATACCTGGGTCACAATCGACCTTCAGATGCACCTCATTTTTCTTGGAAACTTTTAGATCACTCACATCAATCCGTTTGTAAATTTAGTCCACTCAATGGCATTCTTAATATCCCATGTTCTACTATTTAGTGAGCGTATAATTTGCTCTAATTGGTAGAGTAAGGCTTTAACATATTCTACTTTGTCCATAGCTCGAATGATATCTTCATCACAGTTGATGCGGTCTTCCATATCATGCTTCAATGGCTTTAGGCCTTGATACTGGTTCCAACCCTTATCTTGTAGTTCATCTAGGGTCATTTCACCTCGAAAGTATTTACCTTTATCTCGGCGCAAACGGTAGTAATCTGCTTCTGCTTTTCGCAGTTGCAGTTTAGTATTTGAAAGAATATTCAAATACTTTGCATGTAATTCTGGCGTTTTAGTGGATTCTCTACCTAGATTTAGCTCATCTATTTTAGAATCGCCTGTCCACATTTCTTGGACTTCTGATAATTTCATAATATAACCTCAATAGTTATTTAATAAACTTATACATCGTATATTTAAAAGTGACCTGTGCTGTTAGATACTGGACATTACCATCACTGATATCAAATTCCAGTCCTTGTAAAGTTGTTGGATAACAATCAATGAATTTAATTTCCATCGCTTTATTTAGGTCGGAATCTAGAACGACTAATGTTCCATCAGAATAATCACCAGAGCTACTAAAGCCCCTTTCGGTTCCGCCTCTGGCCAGTTTAAATTGTTTATACTGGTTACGCTCTTCCGGAAAGCCTAGACCAATTAGCCAATCGTGTAACTCAATATAGTTTTGGAAGTTTTCTTGAACGATAAACTTTATGGTCAATTCATCATACGTAAGATTGGTACCAGGAACAGTGAAGTCAACCAAAGGGTTGGACACATATGCATTACCGATTGATAATGCTGGAATCATAGCAGACTGGCAAAAGAACGATACATTAGGAAGCGTGTCGATATTAAACTGAAAACCATTTGGTTTCAGATAATTCAAAGTATCAGGTTTATCTAATGTTCTTCTTGACATATCTTTCTCCGTCTATTATTTATAACGAAAAAGGGGAGAGCATTTCTGCTCCCCCCAGTTTTTTGCAACCCTTCCTCTAATGGGAAGGTATCGATTACATAAGGTTAGTAACCTTAACGCGACGATAGTATTGGTTACGGTTGGCAGTGAATGTATCA